AACAATGTCAGAGTTTCTTTTCTTTTTTAAATTTTTTGTTTGTTTTACATTTAATTTTCTATTACCATATCCACCAGCTTGACCGCCGCCACCAGATCCGACATGAACTTGTCCAGCTTGTGCAGTGCCACCAGCAAAACCATAATGAAACTGTCCACCTCTGCCACCTCTTTCCGAAGTTATAGTTCCAAAAATACTTGGATTACCATTACCGCTATTACCACCACCAGCACCAATAGTGATTGTATAATTTGTTCCTAATGTTGCTATAAATTTATCTTCAGGTGTTGATAAAGGATAACCAGTTTCTTCGCCTGTTGTAGAGTTTCTAAATCCTCCACCGCCACCGCCTCCACCGCGTTGGTCTGAACCATGTCCACCCCAACCGCCGCCGCCACCGCCAGCAACGACTAGATATTGAATTTCAAATTGATTATTAGCTAGTTTAGATGTTTCTTTGGCTTCACGAGTAGAGGTGGTTTTCTTACCAAAAATACCTGCATTACTGCTTGATGTTATTGACATTTAAATCCTTATGTTATCTGTGTGCCATATGCTTGAAAAGTTACATTAGCATCAGAAGCACCTACAGAAATTTCTGCACCTGTTTCTAGTGTTATACCAAGTGTAAATGTAATAGTGTCATTACCTGCAATAACAGTATCATAAGCAACATAATCTTGATTAGCTACTGTAGAGTTATCATCTTTTGTAGCAATTCTAAATGTATTATTTGCTGCTTCTCTATTACATACAACAATGGTAGATACTATTGCTTCTGTACTTCCAGGAACTAAGTAGAGTTCAACATCATTTGCTGATGCATCTGCTACTTGTCCTAGTATTTTATACGCATTTGCCATATTTTATCTTCTTTCTATGCACCTATTAACAAAAATTCATTAAAAGCAGAACCTGC